AAGTCCGATTGGACCTGCATCATGCGTAAATAGTGCTGCTGCACCTACGATGATGTTACTACTTGAACCACGGCTGTATGCCATATATCTCACCTCTTTCATTTTATTAAAAGGGGGTTGTTTCCTCTGTACAATTATAACACCTTTTATTAAGGGTTTGGATGCCAGTCGTATTCTATAATTATCTTGTTCCCCGAATAAGTACGGGCTGTGGCAAAGTCAATAAGGTCCCTGGTCTCTTCCAGTTGATATATCTTGAAGTTGTGGAAAAACAATGGCTTAGACTCTGTGTCCCAAGTGCTTGGATTCGCTGCTGCCCAGTCATTAATGTCTTTTGCTGAGTCGTCTGCCTGGTCTAATAAGTCACTTATCTTTTGCTGAGTTATGATCATATTCTTTTGTGCATCTTCACCTACAGAATAAAAATAATACAGTAGTTGTTCGCACTTAATATATGGGAAGGCTTCTCTTCTCATTCTAAACATTCTGTCATACACACCAAAGACTCCGTTGCTTTGTGGAAATGTTTCAGTTAAAGAGTCAATCTGTGTAGGCAGAGTAGGGAAAAAATATGTGACCCCAGAAGAACCAAAACTTGGTCCAATTTTATCTGCAAGGTACGCATTAATAATTGTTGGTGGATGATGAATTACTGCAGCCATTATGCACCAACTCCTGCGTTAGCAACCCAAGTATATCCAACTGACACGCCCTTGCTTCTTCCTCTTGCTTTTCCTGCTCTCAAATTCTTTTTATATACTATTGGATTTTCAAGATATTGAGCAACTCCGCTAGTTCTCAAGAATGATTGTGAAAAATATTTGTTAAAGAATAGATCCATAGTTTCCTCAAATCCTCCCTGTGCTTCAACGCCTCCAGGGTTAGCAACTCTAATTGCTTTTTTTGTAAACACCATTTCTCCGTCTTCTTCAAAAGCCAAAACATCTGATGTTTTTGGTTTAATAACTACTGAAAGTCCGCTCTCAATAATTCTTGCCTTGTCATAAAATGGTGTTTTTGATCCATCTTGGATTGATTCTGATTGACGAAATGATGATTTAAATGATAGACCAATGTTGCTTGTTGTAAAGTCTATATCATATAATCTTGCTGCTGGGCTTCCTATTCTATTCCACTCGTATATATGGTGAAGCATTTCTGGATTCACCCTTGCATTTGAGTCTACGAACTGCTTCATTATTTCAACTGCATTTACTCCTAAAGATTTTAAGAATGGTGTCTTTCCTTTTTGAACACCGTCTAAGAAGCCAATAGAATATTTCATTATGTTGTTCATTTCCTTTTGAAACTTCTTAGAATTATAGACTGGTCTCATAGGTCACCTGATTGATTTTCTGATCTTCTAATAACTAACTTAAATGACTCTACGACTCCAAAGGGTCCTACAAATGGTTCACAGGTTGCTATTTCAAACAGTGTTGACTTTCCAGATCTAACACCAGAGGTTTCCATATAGATAAGGTTTCCTTCTTGATCTTTTATATCTGTTATTAATATATTTGTTAATGCGTTTTTATTATCTCTTGAAGATATTCTTATATCTGATTTTGCTCTTCCAACTAAAAGTGAGTTTTGAGTGATATTTACATTTGGCTTTACATCTTCTTTAAATGCTGAGCCACCTGATGAAAAACTGCAAGCAAAAGTTCTATCTAAAACCCATTGCTTTTTAATTGCTCCGAAGTCACCCTGCTCTACTATTGGATGATAAAGAGAGGCCTGCATTGGAAACATAAAGTCTGGAGTTTCACAAACTGTCATTATAATACCCCAAGTTTTGTAATAGACTTAGAATACTTTGAAAGTATCTTGTCTACAATTATGTTTCCTGTTCCTTCGAAAAGACCCTTATCAAATTGAATTCTGTATTGATCTGTGTTGTAAGAAGAAATAAATCTCTTGTAATAGTCTAACTTTCCACACTCTATGTCGTGGACGAGCATCTCTGTTGCTCTAATAATGTCTGACGGAACCGATGTGTGTCCATACTCAACAGTTATTAAGTAATCCCAGGTCTTGCCAAACCCTCTATAAATAAACTGAGGGTCTAAGGAATCTGATGCTGCTGCTGGTAAAACTAGTGGAGAAGATTCTGCACGATTAATGTTGTCAGATGACTTTTCAATAATTGCTGTCTTATCTGATGATACTTCGTATTGTCTATCTTCTACCAACTTGTTGTTTTCGTATACCGATAAAATTTTCTTTACGTCATCCCATATTGGAAGATAGTCTGCTCCAGTTCCCGTAAAGTGTAGAACTTTCTTTTTGTAGTAAAACCCTTCAACAACAATAGAGTCTATAATTGCTCTTGCTATTTCTTCATTTAAGGCATATGCTGCTATCTCTGATGCTGTTGATCCTTTTGTTGATGGGTCTACATACGGTCTTACAATTTCATAAGTTTCATCTTGAAGAGTAACTTCTCCAACTCCACCAAGATTTTTAACAATCTCAACCCTATAAGAAGAGTCGTAATTTCCTGGCAAAGATATATTAAGAGTGTTTCCTGCTACTTTATTTAAGAAAGTTAATGTTGATACTGAAAGATCCGCCATATCTGTTATAGTTACAGTTATAGTCGATGATGTTATTCCCGCAGGAACTAAAAAATTAACAGATATATCTGCATATGGCGGAACTCTCAATATCTCCATATTAAATTACCCTAAAACCTTTTGGACTTCGTCGGGTGTTGCAATGCGAACATGTGAACGAGTTAGCCACTTGTCTGCTTGATCTTTTGTTACAATATTAACGCCCTTATAGATGGCTCCATTTGCTTCTTCCCAACGAACATTCTTTGTTGAGTATAGAGCAACCTTGTCTCCAAGGCCCTGTTCTGGCTTAATATCTTTCTTTGGACCGTCTGCTGCCATTGATCCAATAGCACCTGTCTCTGTAAATCCTAGTGACTGAACTGGCTCTTCTGCTACTGGTGCTTCGACTACTGCCTCAACAACTGGTGCTTCTACAACTGGCTCTGCTACTGGCTCTGCTACTGGCTCTACTGGTGCCTCTACCACTGGGGCTTCGACATGGTCATGCTCTTCTGCATTGTCTGCTGAAAACGGATTGTTATAATCATTATTTTCCATTGTATCCTCCTTGTTTGTATTATATCATTAAAGTATTAAGGGGGACAGGAGAGTGACCTCCCGCCCCCCATTAAAGGTACTGTTTACAGATTATGCATCTGCAGCGGAATCAGCGAATGCAATTGCATCCTCTTCTTCCCAGTTGATACCGAAGCGAACGAATACAGTATATTCAATTGTATCCTTCTTTGCTACGTATTCACGGTTTACAGTGATGTCTCGTTGGAATCCCCATACACGGTTTGCAGGGAATGTCAAATCGATATAGCCTGCTGGGTAGTAAGGAACTTCCTGAACTTCAATTCCGAGAACACGTGTTGTACGTGCTCCACCGAATGTCTGTCCGATACCATCAAGGTATGACTGGCGGTTTGCCTGGGTTGATCCTGGCATCTGGCCTGAGAATGCTTCTGCAACTGCATCAGCAAGGGTACCGTTATTCTTAACGATTCCTCCGAATGCATCTGTACCTGCGTAGAACTTAAGATTATTCTTAAGTGCACGGTACTTACGTGGCATTGCATTGATGATGCCCTGCATTACATCAGGTGTCCAAGCATTATCTGCTACGGTTACTACTGACTCATGTGCATCTCCGTTTGTCTTTACCTTGTTGATAAAGCCTGGCATGATTGACAAGAATGCTCCTGTTGCACCATCACCATTGATAGCGAGATCTTCGATATCGTTTGCAAATGCGTTGGTCATCAAGCGTACCAAGTGATCTTCTAGAGCGTCACCTTCTACACCATCTTCCAATGATTCTGCTGTTACTTCCCAATCAAGACGAATCTTCTTGGTAGTAAGTTCGACCTTAGAGAATGTTGCACCTGTGTTTGTGTAGTTACCAACTGCTTGCGCTGCTGCACGAATTACACGCTCACCGACGTTTACCTTCTCAAGTTCCATTGAATTAGCCTTCATAGTTACACGACGGCCATCCTTTGCTAATACTGTTGCATCCCAAACATAGTCGATAAAACGACGTGCCTGCTC